CCCCTGACTTGGCACGAAATTTGCAACGGTATCACGCTGGTACCCCCCACCCAAAAACTGCCTCTGTCCCCCTTCCTGTCCCCTCCCCCTGTCCCCCTTCTGTCCCCCTTCCCCGTCCCTCCCGTTCCCCCCTTCTGTACCTGAGGTTAGGTTCCTGCATCACATATACCGCTTGCGTACCGTACCATTAGATAGTACACTCCGCCATAGCTAGGGATTTCTCCCCCGGCACCTTTGGACAGAGGAGTGCATACAGCGATGGCCACCTGGTCTGGACCCCTTAGACTCCACCCGCAGCATTATCAGATGATCCGTTTGATGTTCGCGGGTCGGGATGAACAGGAGATTGCAAATGAACTGGGTATCAGCGTGACCCACGTGCATCTCGTGCTCAAGTCAGAGGCGGCACGGGAGGTGATTAATCGTGTCTTGGCACAGTCTCTGGACCTTGTACCGGAGCTATCTCAGCAGGTGGCAACGATTCTCCCGTCGGTCTTGGAAAAGAAGATCACCCTCGCGCTGTCGTCCACGGACGAACGGGTCTCGAACAGCGCCTGTACGGACCTCCTGGCGATTGGCGGTCTAACACCCGTGAAGCGGATACAGGTCGAGACGATCGATCACGACCTGCACGGGTATAAGAATCTCACAGAGGAAGAACTCCGGGCGAAGATACTCGCAGACCTCGGTGTGACACCCGTCGTGCCGGAGGAGCAGACGGTACACTAGGAGCCCTGTGGATCCCTTCGTCTCCAAAATTCCGCGGGACTATAAGCTGCGAGTACTCGCCCGGCTCCTCCCCACGGCGGATGTCGTCGCCCGTATGACGAAGGAGCAACTTCGTGAGACCCTGGATACGCGTACCAAGTTGGAACGGCTCATCGAGGCGGACCCGATCCGTTTCTGGGTCCCCACCGGCGCCGGGCAAGTGGCCTTCGTCAACTGCGAAGATCGTACGAAGTCTACTCTACTGTTCGTTGCTGGGAATAAGTCAGGAAAGACAACCTGTGGCGCTATCCTGCTCGGAGAACGTCTATGTGGAGAAGCGCTATGGGGAAGAGAGCATCGCACTCACGTCAAGTATCCTACCCCCGCACGGGGCATCGTATTCGCCGAAGATTTCGACTCGCACCGTGAGGTCACAATCCCTACCATCCGGTCTTGGCTCCCCAAGGGATTTATCAAACGAGAGATGAAGAATCCCGCGGGTCATGTAGTGGAGCACGGTTTCGTAAACGGCTCCGTAATCCACTATCGCACCTACGAACAGGGGTCCTTCAAAGTAGAAGGGAAAGACTGGGACATCGCGTGGTGTGACGAGCCGCCTCCCCGCGACCTCTACACCGCCGTGGCTCGTGGTCTGGTCGTGAACAACGGCCGACTGGTCATAACCGCCACACTCCTGAAAGAAGCTTGGATCTACGACGAGCAGGAACACGAGCACGTCGCAATCTTCGAAGGGTCTATCCACGAGAATACCTGGATCTCGCAGCGTGCGAAGAAGGCGTTCCTGGATAGCTTGACCGACGAGGAGCGGGCGGTACGGGAAACGGGTCGTCCGATGTCCCTGACCGGTGTCGTATACAAGCGATTCGTCGATGGTCCTCCCTTTGTGATCCCCCTCCGTGATGTCCCCCTGGATGTCCCCATTATCGTCGCCGTTGACCCGCATGAGCGTCGGCCGTGTCACGTAGAGTACGGCTATATCGATAAACAGGATCGGGTTGTCTGGTTCGACTGGTGTCTCGTTGGTGGCTCCCTGACCGAGATTTTCAACAAGCTCGCGACGAAGGAGTCCCAGATGCCGTCCCGCCCCGTTCTCTGTGTAATGGACCCCAATCGGGGTATGGCGACACAGATCGACGAACGGTCGTGGAAGGATGAATTCGAGACCGCCGGGTATAATGTCGTCCTACCGAATGACAAATTGGCCATCGGGCATACTATCCTGGGTACCTACCTACAACCCGATGCTCCGAAGATGTTCTGGATGGAGTCTTGTCGTGGGAAGCTGGGACCGATCTACCAGATGCAACGGTATGCCTGGGACGACTGGGCCAGGCGGTCTCGTATGGAGCGGTCACAGAAGGAAGTACCGAAGAATCAGTACAAAGATTTCCCGGATCTGCACAGGTACGTCGCGATGATGAACCTGCGCTATGACGACCTGACCTACGGGCCTCTCGAAATCGAGTTGGAAGGGGCGTCGCGGGAACGTGGTGCGATACGGGCGTATACATAACGAGGGGGATGTGAAGCATGGCACAGGATATGAATAACAACCCTTGGGTTTTCGACGCGGTCGGGCAAGTTGGACCGAGTGCCGTCGTCGGGTCGATCCGGTCGGTGACGGACGCGGCGGCTGGCGACGTGGTTGTGCTCGACGAAGCGGGTGGTGTTGAGGTATATCGGGCAAACGCACAGGCGACGGATACAGAAGAGGAGTTGTCGCCAGGGTGCACTTTCATCGTGGATGGCATTTACATCTCAGAACTGCCTGCGGGCGGAAAGGTTTATGTGTATTATGCGTAAGGTACGGGTAGTCATAGGGTTACTTGGTACATTCTGGGCGTCGAACGGTTTCGCGCAAGCGACTCCGACCAGTACCCCAGAGGCGGGTGTTGCGTCACACGTGTCGGTCCTCCAGCTCTCGAATCGGAAGACGCACGCAGCGTGCCCGACCGAGCCGAGGCGGTGTGATATCTACGTCCTCGAGGGCTCTACGTGGATCGTGTGCTCGCCCGAGTGTATCCGGTCGATCTTCGAGATGATACCGACCGCGATGCCGACGTCGACACCGACCAAGACGGCAACTGTGCCGGCTGCTCCGACGAGCGCGTTCACGAAGACGTCCACGCCTACTCGGACGCCTACGCAGACGCCGACGGCAACACCTACGCAGACTCCAACCACTACGCCTACGTTAACGCCTACGTTAACACCTACTCCCGGGTAGTAGGGCCTGCTGATGCAGTACTCTCCCCTCGATAACGTGGCTCCGCCGAACGGTGGCGGAGCCACGCCTGCCGGTCCAGAGCCAGGGTCTATTGCCTCGGATGAGCGCGAGGACGAGTTGCACGTGGCGCTGACCGGGCGTGACCTGTCCCGGTCAGAGGTTACGCTCTCCGAGGATGAAGAGCGTGAGTTGGTGGAGTTGATTATCCGTGATTTCAACGACACGGAGTCTGAAAACGGGGAAATGAAACGGAACCACATCGCCTTCGTGGACGCGTGGCGGGGTACGGCAGAGGCCAAGGATTTCCCCTACGAAGGCGCAGCGAATACCCGGTCACCCATCGCAAGTGCGTGGTTCGAGCAGTCGAAGGCGCGGTATCTGAAGGCTCTGTTGGGCCGGGTGACGTTCTCTGCGGTGGACGGCATGAGTGTGGACCAGAAAACGCTAGACGAGCTGCGGGACTGGTTCAATTATGAGTTACTCAATGTCGTGAAGATCAATAAACGCATGAACGCCGTGCTGCATTACTTGCATATGCACGGGACCGCGCTGCCGATGCCGATGTATGAGCGGGAAGTCGGTCGTTTGTCTACGATCGAGGAGTTTGAGTACGACGAGACCCGCTCGCTGAGTGAACAGATTGAGACCGCGCTGACGTCGCTCTTCTCAAACATGGACGCCACGATAGAGGACGAACCGGAGCCGGGGAAGTTTAAGATTTCGTATCGTCTCCCCAACGACCCGGTCGAGCGCCAGGCCACCGTCGAGTTTAGCCTGGAGTATGAGTATCTCTACGCGAAATACGACCGGGATGATGTGATCTTCGACGGCGTTCGGGTCGTGGTACCGAAATTTGACGATCTTGTGGTCCCGAATGACGGAGACAGCGTCGACGAGATCCGTTTCTTCGGTCATCGGGGGTGGATTTCACGATATGAGCTAGAGCGCGGGATTGCCGCGGAGCCACCCCGTTTCCGTGGGCTATCGGAGGAGGACTGGGAGCGTTGTACAGATGCAAGTGGGACAAAGTCTGCCGAGGTTGTGACACAAGCCACAACTGAGCACCTCGACGAGCTCGAGGGTACGCAGACTGTAAACCTACCGGCAGATCATCCGTCACGGCAGTACTTGGAGATGTATAGGTGGGAGGGCTGGTGGCCGCTGAACGATGGTCTGCCGGTACAGTTGGCCGTCTGGGTTCTGGTCAAGGCACGCCGGGTTATCAAGGTGTGTCGGATCGAGGACTTGAATCGGGATGGTTGTCGGACACCGGTGGATTTCCGGTATATACATGAGCCGGGTCGGTTCCACGGGATTGGCTTTCAACAGTGGATGCAGCACCAGGTTGCTGTGATGGACGGGATTGTAAACCAGCGTCTCGATGCTGGGTTTATTACCAACGTTCCGTACTTCTTCTACGAACCGGCGGCAGGGATGCCCGCAGAGATGATCCGTGTGAAACCGGGTACCGGCTATCCGGTGAAGCAAGTGGACAAAATCCTCTTCCCGAAGTCGACGTTTCAGAGTCCGTGGAGCTTCCAAGAGCAGGCGCTCGCTAGACGAGATGCACAGGAGCAGGCGGGGTTGTCGGAGTCGGCAGTGGGTAGCTATCCAACGAAGCGTCTGTCCGCGAGTGAGTGGGTCGGGACGCAGGGGTCGGTGGATATACGGACCGAGCAGATCGTTCTGCAGTTGGCGGAGGCATACAAGGTTCTTCTGACCCGCATCTTTACCCTGTATCAACAGCACATGCCAGATGGTCGGGTCTACGAAGTCTCAGGGGAGAGTGGAGAGAAAATTGTCCGCCAGCTCAAGCGGGATCGGTTACATGGGAAGTATATCCTGTCTGTGGATTCGAATGTGGAGCAGCTCGTTGCCGAGACCGAGAAGCAGAATGCACAGGTGATGTTCGCAATCCTGACGAATCCCATGCTTGTGCAACTGGGCATTTCGGGACCGGACACGATCTACGAAGCCACGAAGCGTCTCGCGGATGTGTTGAAGTATAAGAACGTCATCATCCACCGTCCGTCCATGCCGCCGATGAGTGACGACCCGGATGTCGAGCACAAGAAGATGGCCCGCGGCGAGCCGGTACGTCCATCGTTAAACGAGGATCACCAGCATCACATGCAGCAACATGCCGCATTCTCGTCTCATCCACAACTGGATGCTTTCATGCCAGACGAGGGGCAACAGTTGCTCGCGATGCACATGCGTGAGACACAGGAAATGGCGATGCAGGCTCAGGTCTTTCGCGCACAACAGGCGAAAGCGGCGGAAGGAATGCAGGGGACGTTGTCGCAGCTTGGTGTCCAGCCGGCAGGCATAGGTGGCGCACAACCGGGGAACCAAGCGGCACCGGGAACGGAGGCAGAAGGTGTTGCAGGACCGACAGGGTAGGTCTGCGTATTCCTGTGACCGGTTGGAGTCGTTGCCGGAGTGGGGTGCGATCGTCGCCCACCTGCAGCAGTTGATCGTGGACTACACGGAGGCGTTGGTACAGGGGAACGAAGCGGAGCGGGGACAGATGGACCGGCTTCGTGGACGAATCGAGATGTCGTGGATGCTTCTTGAGCTACCGAAGAAGCTATTCTTGTCATAATATGCAGGCGGCATAAATAGAGGAAGGAGTATGTCAGCTATGGCCACAGCAATCCCAAAGGAGGAAGAGACGACCGGGTTACCTGAGTCACGCTTGTCGTTTGATGAGATCAAGGACTTGGAGGACGAGGAGGAAGCCGCTCGGTTGGACGAGAAGGAACCGGAGGAGGAAGAGGAGGAGCCTGTTGCGGATGAGGTAGAAGCGCCGGTCGAGGACCCGCCCACGGATGAGGTGGCGGTCGAAGAGCCCACGGAGGAAGGTGACCCTTCGGTTACGTTCGACCAGTTGCGGGACACTGTTGCGGAACTTCGGGCAGAGGTTTCGTACCTGCGAGGTGCGGAATCGACGCGACAGACGGAAGCCCCTCGTGAGGCGTCACAGAAGCCTGCTTTCGACCGGGCAGAGTGGTTGAAGAGGCTACGGGCTGCACCAGACGCGGCCATCGAGGAGATCGCTGAGCGGTCGGCTCGTGCAACCGAGGCACGTATCCTGGGTCACCTGGAGCAGTCACGGGAGCTGAATCGGGCACGGCAGATCGACGAACAGCAGGCTCAGACGTTGTACTCCGACGTCGTTAGCGACCCGGAAGTTATCGCGGTCCGGGACAAACTACTCAAGGACCTAGAAGCGTCACTTGGGCAACTTTTTCCAGGAGCTACCATGATGACAACAGCAACAGCCGAATCGATCGTACGTCGTCGCCGTGCGGCAGGGGGGAAAGCTGCGGCACCGGCTGCTGCGCCAGCGAACGGGAAGCCGCGTGTACCGCGTCGGCCATCCGATCACGTCGCGTCGCGGGTAGCCGCGCCTGCACCGAAGTCGAACGGAGACCTCAAGTTCTCGGAACTTCCGGCAGCGGATCAACGCGGTATTCGATTGTTCGTTGCGCGTAGCAACGGCATCACGATCGAAGACTACATGAAGAACTTCAATCGCAAGAGAAAGGCGGACCCTACATATGGCAGACCTAGTTGACGAGGAACACTCCCTACGAGGCAGCGCGGTTGACTTCGACGAGGTCGAGGTCGCGGGGGTGTATGTAGACAGTTCGGGCTGTAAGTGGCCCATTCCGGCAGATGACGACTCGTTGGATGGAGGCACGCCCCTTCATCCGTTACAGATGCCGAAGGAGAAACGTGATCCAGGGTTGCACTATCAGACCTGTCACGTAGATCAACTGGGGCAAGAGATGTCACGGGGTTTCTTACCCGTGCAACGTAAGGAGGCTGGGATACCGGAGAGCGCCTTCGCACCGGATTTCGGTCGTCCAGAGGGAACCATTCACCGTGTGGGAGACACGATTCTCGTGAAGATTCCCAAGAAATTGGAGCAACGGCTTCGGCGGGACGCCGACCGGCTCGCACAGGAGGCCATCGACAGTGTAGAGCCTGTCGGGGCACAGTTGGAGCGGTTGAAACAGAAAAGCCTCGGTATACAGCTTACGGCGGAACGTGCACATCGGGTCGATTCTACGGACCCGGACACGAACGTCTAGGTACGTAGACCGAGCCACAGGAGGACAGAAATGGCGAACAGAAACGGACCAATGGGGTTCCGCCTGCTGCGTTCAGGCGGTGATGTACACCCCAAAATGGTCTCGCGTGTGGTCGATCCCGCCCACATTCAGACCATCGCAATCGGTGACGCGTATACGCTTGATTCGAGCGCACAGATTTCGGATCGGGCGAACGGCAGTGACCCAGTGCACGGCATCGTGGTAGGCTTCGAGTTGGAAGCTCTCGATGCGTCGCCCGCGGGACCGGAGTCGAAGGACTTCTTGGGCGCACTCGTGGGCGGGAAGGTGCTCGGCTGTGAAGATCCGCAGGCCGAGTTCGAGGTACAGGCCGACACGTTTGCCGCAGCCAACAGCATTTCGAATGCGGACCTGTTGGACGCAGCAGGAGATTCGGGACTCCGTCAATCCCGTCAACAGATCGATAACACGACCTATGGAGCTGGGACACAGTTCCAGGTGTTGGGTCTTATCGACCGACCTGACAACGCCGCGGGTGCTTTCGCCAAGATCCGCGTGCGGCTGTTGCAGACCTTGTAGGAGGCAGCCATGAGCGTAACCAGATCAAAATTTCAACGGCTGACCTATCCTGGTCTGGACTTGTTCGCAATGAACGAGTTCGACGCGGTGACCGAGCGTTACAGTACGTGGGCCAACGTGAGGGACTCGGACTCAGCGTGCGAGGAACAGATGACGGCAGCCGGTTTGGGTTTGTTCGTACGAACCCCGGAAACCGTGAACGCAGCGGAAGATGAATTCGTGCCCGGCTACCGCAAGCGGTGGACACACGAAGACTACACGCAGGGCATGGGCCTTTCGTGGCAGCAGCAGCGAGACGCGAAGATCATGGCAGTTGCAAACGAACGTGCGGGTGACATGGGTCGCTCGGCGTTGGCCACGATCGAGATTCTCGTGCACGACATGCTCAATCGTGGTTTCCCTGGTGGACCGCTGGGTCCGGACGGGAAGACACTGTTCGCGACGGATCATCCGTTCTACCGTGGCGGCGGTGCGCAGAGCAACATGTTGAATCCAGTCGGCCCCTTGACGGTCACGAACTACCGTCTTGCGCTGACGACCTTTCGGCGCTTCTACGATCACACTGGCGTGCGACGGCTGCAGATGTCGCCCGACGGGGTTCTCGTGGCACCCGAAAATGAACACAACGCTGACGAGATCATCAAGTCGGCGGGACGACCGGACACGGCAAATCGGGCAGACAACGTGACCCGGAATGCCACGACGGTGATGGTGTCCGAGCATCTGACGGATCCCAAGGCTTGGTTCATGCACATCGCCAAGAGCCGCGGGAAGCTGATGGTGTTCTTCCGCGAGCGGTTTCACACGTGGGACACTGAGGACGAGCGCGCACGCGTGAACTGGATGTTCGCGGCGTTCGCGTTGAGCTACGGGTGGCTGGACTACCTGGGGTGGCTCGGCTCAAATCCTGCGTAGTGTCATAGCTGACACGCTGCGCGGATCGGGAACGAGCAGGTATGGTGGGACTGCTCGTTCCCGTTAAATTGGGGTGGAGTTGACGGGAATGCCCAACGATCGCGGTCTTTATACACTCGCTGAAATGAGGATGATGGTGTACCGCAATGTGGGTGCACTACGTCGACAAGTAAACCTTGCAACGAATGAGGAGACAGGCGACCCCCGTTTCGACCCACTGATTTCGAAGAACGACGTGGACCTGATGATAAATACTGCACTGACGCTGCGTGCAGTGGATCTATTCTACAATGCTACAACGGTGCTCGCGGACCAGGAACAGATTGACGTAAAGGCGAATATCGTCGAGTACCCGTTGCCTGCCGATTTGGCGATTCTCCGGTATGCGAAGTGGAAAGATCCATTGGTACCGTATACCATCCAGCCGCCGAATGACTACATTCCGATGGTCGAGTACGATCAGCAAGATCAGGTACCCGTGACCTTCCTGAACGGTGCGCCTACGTACCGACGCCAGTTGAACAATATTGTACTGAACGAGACACCAGAGTGCGACAACGACCAGGGTATCCTGGTGTACTACATCAAGTGGGTTCAGTATCTGATACAAGATAACTCTGTGATCGAGACGCAGTTTGCTAGGTTGTTGCAGGAAGTAGTTGTTATCGACGCGTCCATCGCAGCGGCTACCCGGCATCGGTTCCTTGACGTCAATGAGTTACGAAAAGACCAGGTACAGGCATACTCGGCGTTGGTGCAACTGTGTCGTATTTCATCGTCTCCGCCGTCGGTGTCGATGATCGTAGATCATCCGGTTAAGGCCCGACCGGGTACTAGACAATGGGCACGGAGGTGGCGATGACGAAGCTGTTCTTGGCGTTGGTGGTGTGGCTCACGGCGTCCGTAGCGAGCGCGGTTACGGTTGATAAGTATCCCTGTTCGCCCATGTTTCTTGCTGACCCGCAAGGACGCCCGCTTCCACTGGCTAACGTGTCTGTGACCGATCTGAACAATGTACAGCAGACGGTGTACTTGACCACGGGTGGGGGTGGCGCCACGACCAACCCGGTGGTGCCTCCGAATCAAGTTCTACAGTTCTACGTAGACATAGCAGGCGAGTACATTACGACCGTTGTAAGCTCGGGCACGACGAAACAATACTGGGTCTCGTGTGGCTTGGGCTTCGGGGATTCGGTGGCGCTGGTATCTATCGACCGCACGGCCGATCTACTGCTCCTATCGACCACTAACCCACCGGCGCTGGGTTGCCCGAATAACATGCCGTGTAACCTACAGTTCGCACCCGACGATGACCAGTTTGCTATCTTCGATTTCGTGATGCCCTCTGGCTTCGCACTAGACTTCCAGAGCGCGCGGCTTGTATGGCATCGCGGGGTACTTGCGGGGTCCGGAAGTGTCGTGTGGAGCCTAAACTGGTGTGTCTACATCGTGGGCGAGATACCCTGCGATCCGACGTTGGCCGTGAATGAGGTAAAGAAGACAACCACGGCTGGTGGATCGATGATCCGGGTGGATACCACGTGGGATGTCACGCTCGTGGCCGCGGGTGCATGGCCGGAGGCAGCGCATGTTGTAGTGGCGCTCACACGGGAGGGCCTCGACGCCTCGGATACCCTAACGGTACCGGTGGAGATGGAGAATATCCAACTTGAGTTCCTACGACAGTAGGTAACGACATGCCTGAATCCTTCACAGGTCAGTGGATTAAGCTCTTTAACGGTCTCGATCTCACCGTGCTCACTATGCTCGGTGTGATCGCGTTCGCGCTTGAACGTGCGCGGAAGGTGTCGGATACACAGACCATTATCGTGTTGCTCATCGCAGGGGCCGTGTGGGGTGTGATTGACGCACTACGCACCTGGGGGCCGGAACAGCCTTTGGGGTTGTTTGTGGCCTTCGTGGCTAAGGGTATCCTGATGAACAGCGGGGGTGCTTACCTGCTGTCCCAGGGTATCCATGCTGCGTTGCGTAAGACGATGGTAGACAAAGAGGGCTGACATGGGGTGGCGGGTAGTCGAGGGGCTGTTGCTCGGATTGGTGTGTGGGACGTGGTTCCTGCTAGGTGGCGGTTGTCACCTGCATTTCTTCGAGGCTCCTACGGTTCTCGACCCGGCGCAGGTTAAGTGGGAAGAGGCTATCTCAAAGCGCGTCAACGAACACGAAGTGCGGCTCGGTGAGCTAGAGAGAGAAAGGACGGTGGCTGATGCCAACGGAGACGAATGAACCGATTGAGGCACCGCGTGCTGCGCGGACACAGAAGCCAGGTCTCGAGACAACGGAATTCTGGATTAGCATTCTAACGGCCGTTTCTACACTCTGTGGCCAACTCGTTGGTGTGATACCGGAGCCGTGGGGTGTTATCATGGCGGGTATCGCGGCAGCGGCGTATACGATCAGTCGGGGACTTACGAAGTCGGGCGGACAATGATCGATTGGGACGTAGAGTGGCCGGAGATTCTCCTTGCGTGTGCCCAGCGTGGTTCGTTGGACCCGTGCCTGGTGGCGGCCATCCGTGTCGCGGAGGGTGGTAGGCCGGGACGAGAGTACGGCGTGCTGTCGGTATCCGCCCCCGACCGGGAGTCCCAGCTTCGCGTGTGTACGCGTACGTTGTTGACGTACTTGAGTGAGTTCGGTGGGAATCCGTATCGTCTGATCGAGGCTCAAGGGAAGAAACGACTGGTTGTAACCGCAGCCTTCTTGGCCTACGCTCGTGATCGATATTGCCCTGTTGATGCAGAGAACGACCCGACTCACTTGAACGAGAATTGGTACGCTAATGTGTCGAAGACGTACTACGATCTCGTCCAACAGGGAGGGCCGATGTAACGGTCTATAGTGTGTAGGGTGTATCGATGGAGACAACTTACTTGGCGCGACGTGGGCTGGGGCGTGGGAATTGCGCTGATACTGGCTGTCGCAACGATTGCGCTTGCCCAGACCGACACGACCCAGATCACGTCGATCTGGGACTGGCCAACGTTCATCACCGCGTGCACGGCGGCTGGGGTGGCGCTGCTCAGCGCTGTGAACACGTTGCAAAATACGCGGATCAAGTGGCGACAACAGCAAGCAGCGGACGCACTCGCGGCGACACAAGTTGCTGTGTTACAAGGGGAACTGTTGGCGCGCAAGGCCGACGCGTCGTTGCAAGTGGTGGTGACGCAGCTCGATGGTGTGGTGCTGCAACTCAACGGTAAACTAACAGCGCAGATCAAGAAAGTACGGGAAGCGGCTCACGCGGCGGGCGTGCTGGAAGAGCGTACACGATGGGAGAAGAAGAGACGGAAGAGATAGTGATATGGAAGGAGAAGGAGGTATAGTATGATTCGAAGGTTTCTGGTAGGACTGGCAAGTCTTTCGTGCTTTGCCACGGTGGCACACGCCGGATACACCGTCGACCCGGTTGATCTACGGGCCGCGCATAACCATTCGACCTGTACCAGCGCAGGTGTGTGGGGTGGCGTTACTGGGTACCCGCGGTGCCTGGCTACAGCGGACGGCACCTTCCGGTACACGTTCGGGACCCTGGTGGCTGGCTCGGCGCCCACTATCGCACCGACTCGTATTCGGGTTGTCCCGCGCACGGTGGCGGTGTCGGGTGCGAATGACCAGATTCGGGTCACGTACAAGTGCCTGGCTACCCCACAGGGCAGCCCAGAAGCACTAACGTTCCCGACTGGTACGTCGATCACCTACGACCTGGGCACCCTAGCCTGTGTGGTGGATGAACCATGTAACCTCGACGATGCGACCACGCATGGTATTAGGGACAACGATACGGGATCAGCCTGCGCCGGTACAACCTGCAACAACTCGGTCCTGATCTGCGAGATTGGCATCGATGCAGGTATCGCCAACGAGTACACGGGCAGCATCGACTTCCTACAAGAGAAACACGACGTAGCTCCGTAAGGGCGCCCGTAGCTATGTGGCGCATCCTAGCCATAACCGTAGGTTTGCTGGGGATGCTCTCTTCTCACCGAGCTAATGCGGTAACCCGTTTATACCTACAAAACGGGGCAGGTGCCATCAGTCCCACAATCAAGGGGACATGGAATGGCTCTTGCACAGGTACGCCCTCAGATAACCAGGGTCTCGGCACCAAGTCAGGCGCTAATACCACTGTCGTCATCACAGAGGCCCTAGCAACCGGTGCGGATTGTCGCACCGGTACCTTTGTCTCCAGCGCCCTGACCGGCGGGGCCATCACCGGCACCCTGTACTGGATCGTCAACACCGCTGAGTCCAACGCCGCCGAGAATGCTACCAGCCGCATCCACGCTTACGTGACGCAGGGGGACAGCACCACGCTGACCCGCTGCACGCTCATCACCGACACCGAGAACGGCACGGCAGGCGGCACCAACGAGGAGTGGGGTAACAGCACCAGTACTCTCACGGGCATTCGATCGGACGGCAGTGACCCTCTGGGCACCGGCATCGCCTTGGAGACGGGCAGTGGCAAGTGCGACTCGGGTGGCACACCGCCCGTCGTGGGCGACCGCATTGTCGTCGAGTACGGGGCCAACACCGCCTCGAACACGACCAGCAGAACGATCACGATGGGCTACGGTGGCACCGACAGCACCGACAGCACCGCCGGCAACACGGTCGCTACGAGGCCGGGGTTCTTCGAGTTCAGCACCAACTTCGACTTTGGCACCCCAACGCCCACTTCGACGAGCACTCCGACACCAACACCTACGAGCACTCCGACACACACTCCAACGCATACTCCAACAGCTACCTCTGGTGTCATGCCACCGGCGGTTATGTCGTATACACCAACTCCTACGCAGACACCAACCGAGACACCGACCAATACTCCTACACAGACACCAACCCCCACGGAGACACCAACTACCACACCGACGCAGACACCCACGTCAGCTGAGAGTCCGACTAATACACCGGGCGTCCTGCCACCGGCTGTGAGTAGCTACACACCGACACAGACTCCAACATCGACACCAACTGAGACTCCGACACAGACTCCGACTGCCACTCCTACGCAAACACCAACAGAGACGCCCACAAGTACGCCCACGCAAACGCCTACTGTTACGGCAGGGGTGCAACCGCCGGACGTGAAGTCGCATACACCAACCCAGACGCCCACGAGTACACCGACGGAGACACCGACTCCCACTGTGACTGCGGCTGTCCAGGCACCGGATGTGAAGTCCCATACACCTACGTCGTCACCCACATCCACGCCAACGGAGACACCGACGGCGACACCGACCGAGACTCCGACCGCGACGCCCACGGAGACGTCAACGAGTACCCAGACTCCAACGGTCACCAACACGCCTGGAGTACTGCCGCCCGTGGTCGCTACCCATACGCCAACACCGGCGGTGACGAATACACCGACGATCACACCCACGGTTACGCCAACACCGACAGAGACGCCCACGCCAACTATCACACCGACCTCTACTGTGACAGTTACGCCAATCATCCTCCCGCCTTACGCTGCGACGTATACGCCGTTAGCCACGCCCTGTGGTGGGGCGAGCTGCTATCGTTTGTATTCTACACCAACGCGTACGCACACGGTAACAGAGACACCGACCGCGACGCTTACACCTACGCCCACACAGACTCCAACTCCCACGGAGACGTCCACAGCCACGGAGACACCGACGCAGACGCCCACGGTTACGTTGACCTTCACACCTACGCCAGGTGGCTGTGATCCGTGTTTCCCGGCGAGTCCAACTTCGTCGCCTACTTCGACGCAGACACCCACTGCAACGTCGACACCCACGGAGACACCAACTTCGACACCTACACCTACGGAGACTCCTACCCCGACACAGACACCAACCGTGACGTTAACGTTTACGCCCACTCCGGGTGGTTGCGACCCTTGTTTCCCGGCCAGTCCGACACAGACGCCGACTTCGACGCCGACACCTACTCAGACGCCGACTGCGACCCAGACCCCCTCGCAGACCCCAACACCCACCAACGCCGATGTCAAGGCGGTGATCTTCGGTGTGCCGGAGGCCAACGAGCAAATTGATGCGACGAACTTCGTGTGGAACGATACGAGCAACTTCTTGGGCCTACGTCACGCGGCGCCCAATTCCCCGTTCCATATCTCCACCACAACTGCCGGGGATGCGGCCACCGTCGTGACGGGTCACTCGCGGCGCTCCGTGAATCGGTCGCGTTTGAACATAGATACCACCTTTGCTTCATCGGATACCTCGGTGATCATGGCAGAACTGGACATCAACCCCACGGCGAACACCAGCTCGGGGCGAACCCTAGATGTGTATTGGTCCTCGCGGGCGGGACAGGATTTTGACATAAGCGGTACGAACACCGGCATGTATATAGACGCGACCCACAACGGAACCGGCAACATGCAATACTTGACCGGCTCTGAAACGCAGGCACGGGGGGTTGGGGCGGGTCAAACAATAGACGAGCTCGTTGGTATTACCGCCGTGATAGCTTTTAACGGTGAGGGTTCCCTCGTGGATCAGGCTCGTACTTTTCATGGCCTTCAGCCTGGTGGTCGGACCGCAGCTGGCACGCCGACGACCTTTAATGCACTTCGTGGGCTAGACCTTGAAAACACCAAGGCGACCGGGAGTAACAACACCTACACGACCCCACCTGCGGCCATCTACATGCAATCGCAAACGGTAACCGGGGCTTACGGAATCCTAATGACAGGCGCCGGGATCAATGTCTTGGGCAGTAGCAACACTTCAGTTGGTACAACAGCAGACCCGACAGCAAAGCTCACGATGGGCGCCGGGACCGCTTCGGCGAACACCGCGCCCATGAAGTTCACCTCCGGCACGCTATTGACCACGCCGGAGGCTGGTGCCATGGAGTACCTGACGGATGACTACTACGGAACTATCACCACGGGCGCAGCGCGCAAGAAGTTCGTACTCGACGATGGCACAGCCTTGACGGCGGGGAGGATACCATTCGCTACGACCAACGGACGCCTAACGGATGATTCGGTCCTTGTGTGGGACGATACGAACAACAGGCTTGGAGTCGGTTTATCGGCGCCCGGGGTGGGTATCCAGACAGCGTATGGAGACGAAACGGCGACAGTGACGGACGCTCAAGGCACCAGTCGGAACACGGGTACGTTCTTCGGGAGGACGGTTACGAATGTTGCTGCTACGACCGTGGGAATGCAAGTCGATTTGAACTACCAGAATTCGAGCGCCAGTAGGAACACTTCTGGTCTGATCGTCACATCTATACACAATACGGCCACGACCGGAGCCACCCATAATGGCATCGTGTCCAATCTAGGCAACATCTCCACGGGCACGGTAACGAACGTGAGAAACCTGTACAATAGTAGAAACACCGGAGCGGGTGGGACCATTTTACAGTATGATGCCATCGCCATCGCGCCGTCGACGGGGTGCAGCGCCCCGGATACCTGTACATGGGGCGCATATCGTAGCATCCTCATCTCGGATAGCAAGGCCACTGGCACTGGCACTTATGTCTACACCACCCCCACTCTCGGGATACGGATGGAGGCCCAGACCTCCGGGACCGGTGCCTATGGGATTCGGTTCATGGGGGCCGGTGTCAACGTCCTGGGAAGTAGCAACACGTCGGTGGGGACAACCGCCGACCCAACCGCCAAACTCACCATGGGCGCCGGGACAGCAAGTGCAAACACCGCCCCGATGAAGTTCACGTCGGGTACGTTGCTAACAACCGCAGAAGACGGCGCGGTGGAATTCCTGACGGACGACTACTACGGCACCATCACCACGGGTGCGGCCCGCAAGAAGTTCGTGCTCGACGACGGAACGGCATTGACTTCCGGGCGCGTGTCGTTCTCCACGACGAACGGACGGCAGACGGACGACGCGGACCTGACGTTCTCCGGGGCGACGCTCACAACGACGGGGCTTGTGGTGGGCACCACGAAGATCAGTAGCTATAACGGGATCAGCACAGTCTCGAATGGCGTGCCATCCGAATTGGCCACCGTCGACCTGACCGGGCAAACGGCAGCCGTGGGCGCAACGACGCTCTACACGCCGACCGCTACGGGACTCTTCCGCGTGAGTGCCTACCTGCAAGTGACCACGGCAGCAACAACGTCGTCAGTGCTCGGCGGGGGAACTGGCTTGACCATCACCTACACGGACGGGGATGGCATCGTGGCGCAATCCATCAAGCCCCTGCTCACTGACCAGGCCGGGGCCGTGGTCGTGCCCGCCACTGGCAACGTGGGCAACACCACGACGACCAACTCGCAGGGCAGCGCCGTGATCTATGCGCGGACGGGCGTTGCAGTCAGCTACGCCATCGGCTATACCAGCGTTGGCGTCACCCCTATGGCATACGCAGTACATCTGAAAATGGAGGCATTGTGATGAAACTACTGATCCTCGCGTGCGTGTTGATACTCTTCGCGGCATCGACTCGGGCGGACGAAACCACCACCCTGGCCACCCCGGCAGTTCCGGCCGGAGACGCAGTCACGGGCTGGCACATCGAGCAGCTCAACATCTTCACGGGTGTCAAGAACGACCCCGTCTCGATCACGGTTGTGCTCGCGGCCCTGCGCGCGGACGGCTGGTGCGCCCGCAACCCGCAAGGTATCTGCCAGATGAAGACGGTCATCTACTCGGCGGAGGAAGCCGTCGAGATGCTCAACCAGCTCAACACGGCCAACCTGAGCACCAATTCCCTGCGCCGCCGTATCCTGGCGCGGCTGCTGGCCGATGGGCATATCCAGGG